CATGATAAGGGCCAGGGTAGCAGCCTGTTTTGTGGCAAGGTCCATCTGCCCCGTGCCATCGTACAAGCCCATTTCAAGCGCCTTGGTCTTTATCATGGCATCGTTGACCGCCATGCCGTAGTTGTCCAACATGGTATTATTGCCTTTGAGCGCACCAGTCAAAGCTCGTACTGCATCGGCCGTCGTGCCGCCGTACATTGCAGTCAGGTCGCCGGCAAGCTCAATCAGAGTTTGCGCTTGCTTGGCAGCCTGTTCCTCGGTGAGGCCGCCAATGTTGATGAGCATGGTACCCATCATGTTCGCGTATTCTAAGGCTTCTGCTTCAGCTATACCATAGTAACTGTCGAGGTTATCTGCCCATTTCTTCACGCTGTCGGAGGCTTTGCCAAATATCTGGTCGGTGGCCCCCATGGCGTCCTGCAAGTCGGCTGCCATTTTGAAACTTGCAGCCCCCGCTGCTACGAGCGGAGCAGTAACCTTCATCGACAGGTCTTTGCCGATGTCGGTCATTTTCTTGCCGACATCCTGCATCTTTTTGCCCACTTGTTCCGCTGTGATTCCAGTATCCCTTAATTGTTTTTCAAAACTCTTTAATTCCTGCTCGGCTTTGATTACTTCGCGCTGAAACGCCCGGTACTGTTCCTCATTTATTTCGCCCTTGCGGAATTGCTCGTTGACCTGTTCCTGGGCAGTCCGGAGTCGGTCAAGTTTTTCCCGGCTGTTTTCAACGGCCTCGGCAAGGAGTTTCTGCTTCTGCGCGAGGAGTTCAGTGTTTTTCGGATCAAGTTTTAGGAGGCGCTCAACTTGTCTCAGCTCAGACTGGACATCACGAGTCTTTTTGTTTACATCCTCGAGGGCCTTATTGAGTTTTTGGGTGTCTCCTCCAATTTCAATGGTTATGCCCTTAATTTTGCCAGCCATGATTTCACCTCCTAGAACCGGTCAAAATCCGCCTGGGTTGCCGTCCTCACGCTGTCCTCTTTCTCATCTTCCTCCAGCCGTTCGTTGTTGTAAGTTGTTATAAAACCGATAATCATCCCAAGCGTTAAATGCTCAAAATCACGCAAGGTTAAGCCCCTCTCCAGTGCCCGAAGCATTACCAGTTCTGTCGTCAACTCGAAAGGGGGTTCATCTCCTTCATCTGCATCTATTTTTTTTTACTTTCCACAGTAGAAGTTAGGCAGGAGAAAATCATATCAGCTATTTCCGGGATGATGTCCATAAGCGGGAATTCCGAAAACTCGTCCAGCCATTCCAGCGGCGGCGGGATTGAAGGGTCTGCTGTTTTGGCCAGTGTCCAGATAAGGTTATAGAATACTTCCAGGTCGAGTGTGTCAATATTTTTTATCTGACCCTTGCTGTCAATAGCGGACTGAAGCCGGAGAATATCCTGCAGGGCGTCCCTGCCGAACTGGGCTTTATAGCGTAAGAGAAAGGCGCCAGTTGATTTGAATTTCACCTGGCGCCCATCGATGGTCAGTATTTTTTCCATGCCTTATACCTCCGGGGTTTTGAGGTAAACCTCGTCAAAGAAGGTATCATACGCATCGCTACCCTGCGGTACCTTTGCTTTAACATCACCGGTATCAGGCGCTGGCCGTGCTGTGATGTTTAATGTTTCAGTCTGTGGTTCTTTGGTGTTGGTTCTGGTGCTGCCAGAAACGCTAGGTCTGGAAGCAAGGACATAATACAGCACATGCCGTGTTTTCTTTGCGTCGCCGTCGAATTCAAACATCAGGGCGAAATGCTTTGCTTTGGCGTCTTTGTTTTCGATTAAGGCACCGTTGGCGTCCTCGATTTCGCCCAAGACGTCTTTCCGGAAATCATCAGGGATAAGCGCCATCTCCAGGCTTCCCTCGTAGCCGTTGTTTGTGTTTTCTTCGTAGTAAACCATATCATCGGCGTAAAACTGAACGCTTTCCCCCGCCGCGTCCAGGGTTAGATTGACAGCTCCTCGAATAGGTTTTGGCGTATCGTATGTTATTACACCATTTGTTTCCGTGACAACTGCATAATGCACATTTTTAAGCCCAAATTTGACTTTATTGGCCATTGGCTTTTTCCTCCTTAAATTTCATAGAGGACCTGATACAGGCCCTCGCTCTCGATATAGGTTTCGGTTTTGTCCCAGAATATGTCATTAGCATCAAAAAGACCCTCGATCAGGGCCTCTGCTGCCGGGTCCTTTGTTTTGGTGTATAGTTCCACCTGGTAATTCGGAATTTCCTTATGCACCTTGTTGTCAGCCCCAAAGTTGCTGGAGTAAGCAAACAAATAAACGATATACGGTGGACTCGGCGGCGACGTGAAATGATGGTAGGCCACCGGCAGGCCGGTTGATTTGAGCAGTGTAAACAATGCCGCTTCATCCACGTTTGATCGCCTCCTCTACTTCTTTGACAAACTCCTCAATCACCATTTCCTCTGCCGGTCGGATATGCGGTCTGCCTTCTACCCTGCCACCGCCAACTTTGGCGTGACCGTGTTCAAGAAGATGCGTCAGCCTGTAGTGTGGTGCTTTAACGTGGACAATTCGCTTGTGCGGCTGCCCTACTTCTGGCTCGGTTTTCATGGCCCAGGACTTTGCATATTTCCCGCCAACTGGGGGTGGCCGCCTGGGGCTTGTTTTCTTGAGCTGCTTAACTGCGGCTTTTCCGACTTTCTCGCTCGATACGTTGACCTTCTCGACCACATCCTGAGAATATTCAGCTAGGCTCTTGGCAATTTCAGCTGCAAGTTTATCTATCGAGATTTTAGCCATCCGCCGCCACCCTTTCGCAGGTGATCCTGGTCTTCTCGCCGCGCTTTTCCGTGCGGATAACACGGTACACAACGCCATCATGTTTCAGGCGACCCTCGTCCTGATACTCAAATGAGTAAATCTCAAAGCGCTTGGTCGGTCGTAACCCGGTGGCCGCAGCGTTGTAAAATTCTTGGGATGACACGGACAACTCGTTGGCAAACACCATACGCTCCGTAACAACCTCTTTCTGGTTGCCGATTTCATCCTCTTCGATGATGACGGATTGCAAGTAAATGACTTGATTATGCCTCATCCATCATCGACCACCGTATACTCCTGCGAGAGCGTAAGGTGCGCCTTGAGCATGTCGTAGGACTGCTGGAAACGCTCCGCTTCCGGGTTATCGTAGCCAAAATGGGCCTTGCAGTAAACGGTGATAGCGCGTTTGATGAGCGGGTCGGTATCAACGATCCTATCCGGGTGCACGCCGGTCAAGCGCAGGTCCGCTTTGGCCGCGTCAATTAGGTCTTGAATTTCGGTATCCAAGGCAGCACCGCTGACCCGCAGGGCCTGCTTCACGTCGTCGAGGAGAGCCATGGGATCACCTCCGACGCCGCTTGCGTGGCTTCACAGCCTGCTCTACCTCTGCCGCTTCCGAGGCGATGGCGTTCTCAGGCTCCTCGTCCGGCAGTTCGACGCGTGGAGGATTGAGCGACGCAAGCTCGACAAGGCGCTCCCAGGTCTCGGCGCGGTAGGTGTCTCCCGGCTCATAGATCTGCCGAGTCAGTTTGCAGCGAAAGCGGTGTATTACTCTTGCCTCGTACATAGTCCCACCTCCCAAAATCCAGAGCGCCGGGAGTGATGTATCCCCCGGCGCTCCAGTCAAGATCGATCACCCGTTACACAGCGTCGTCCTTCTTGATGAGCACAACCCCGTTCGGGTCGGCCAGCTTGCCATCGGCGATCATCGTCGCCTTCGAGATCCACTCGTCGGTGTTCTCGTCGAAGTAACGGCGGTAAGTAATCGCCATGTTCGAGTTCACCATATAATCCTCCAGACGGACTAGGATTGCCACCACGTCACCGGCCGTCGCCGTGTCAATCGAGGGCAACAGGTCGGTCGGAATCACCTCGCGGCCCAGGAACCGCTCCTGAATCGTGCCGTCCAGGCCGTAGGTCACGCGGGCGACGGGCTGGCCGTTGTTGTCCACCATGCCGACGATGTGCGTATTCCAGTCGGCGTCGTTCATGATCAGCACCACGCCGGACCGGTAGGCGCGCGGCACCTTGCCCATGAGAGTGGCCCAGGTCTTGTACTTGCTGAAGTCGGCGGCCAGCACTTCAACAACCTGAGCCGCCGGAATGCCGGTGTCGTTGATGATGCCCAAAGGCTGGCCAACGCCCGTACCCGAGATGATGGCCTCATCGAGCGCCTTGACCATTGCTTCGGCCACGTTGTTAGCAACCGTAGACTCGAACACCGGCATGGCCACCGTGCCGGCAACGAGCTCCACCGCCACGCGGCACTGGAGCTTGTGGTAGCTGAAGGAGATCGTCCCAGAGACGGTCTGCTTCTGCTTGTCCGCCATGGTGCCGGCAGAGACCCAGGTGGCGACAGGTTTGGCGGTGCTGACCGGGATCTGCACCCCGCCCTGAACCGAGGTCTTGGTCACCCGGGACCAGATCCGGCCGACGTCCTCCATCTTCTGCACGATCCGGTTTAGGATCGTGGTCGGGATGACGGCGCCAATGTCGCCCAGGCCGGTTACCGCCCTGAATTCAAGAATGTCGGACTTCGCGCCACGGGTGACATAGTCCATGAACGCCCGGCGGTACTCCATGGTGTCGTACCGGTCGACGGCACGGGGCTCCACAATGGCCCTCTGCACCGATGTGGAATCGATCACCCGGACTTCGGGCGCCGTCCCAGCCTCGATGCTAGCCGCCACATCCAGGCGCCTGCGCAGCTCCTTTTCCTCGTCAGCCAGCCCCTTCAGTTCCTTTTCCAACGCGTCCAAATCAGCGTCTCCGTCGTTCTCCAGCAAACCACGAATCTCGGCCTTACGAGCCTCGATTTCCTGCAAACGCTTCCGTAGATTCATAATCTCACACTCCTTTACAGATAGGTCTGGATAATCAGCTTGCGACGCCGCTTCTCGGCCGCCTCCGCGGCCTGGCGCTCGGCCTCCGCCTGCGCCTCGAACCAGCTCCGCGCGCTGATGTAGGTATCCTGGTACGCCGGGGTATCCACCGCCGACACGTCCCAGATCCGCTTGAAACGTTTTATTTTGCGTGTGCGGGTTTCTTTATCATAGGCTTCTTCCGCAACAGTAAAAGCGAAGCTCATCTTATCGATGTCGCCCCGCCTGATAAGTTCGTATAGGTCACGGCCAGCCGTCGTATTGGCCAGCTTCGCCCGCACCAACAGCCCCTGCTCGTCGGGAATCAACTCCAACGTCTTGTTCCGAGTGCGGGCCATCACCATGACGTTGTCGCTGTGATTGTACTTGAACGGCACGTCCCGCAAGTCGGCACCATCGAGGGCGCCTCGGGAGATCACCTCATAATACTTGACGCCGTCGATTTCAAACATAACGGTAGGGCTCTCGTAGACGATGGCCCGACCTTCGACTATCATCTCGTCCTGATCGGCAGGTTCAAGTGCCCGGATCTCCGCCATTCGGATTTCCCGAGGAATTTCAGCCATCTTCTGATCTTTCTTGTTGAATTGGGCTAGGCAGACAGCATAGCGCTGTTTTTCATCCGGGAACTCGGACAGCATAGTTTTGTCAGCCATGCACCGATTGATGAACTTGTCTTTATCCTCACTCTCCTTGGGTTTCGGTAATGGCATTATCTCCACCCCCTTCGATCGCTTCCAGGTCATCTAAGTCATCGGTCTCGTCCACCGGTCGTGTGTCCAGCCTGCGAATCGGAATGTCCCCGCCAGGAACTGGTGGCAGATTGAAGACCTCCGCCAACTGGTTCGGGGTCATGATACCGCGGTCAACAAGCTGGACGAGCCCCAGCTTCGTCGAAACCGAAGCGTACTGCAGCCTGTTGGCCTCAAACACGATCTCGTTGCCGTGGCCGATTTCCCGGTCGCTGAACAGCTTGGTCGTGAACTCCAGCGACATCTGGACGGCCAGCGGCTCAATGGTGCTCTCGTAAAATGCATTCCACTGGTCCTCGGTGTAGTTGCCCATGATAATGGCCTCATTGACGCCGAAGTAGCGAAAGACGGCGTCTCGAAGTTCCTTCATCTGGGCCGCGTTGATCATCTTGGGCTCGGTGTTCAGCGGGACGTACTCGGCCTTAGCGTCCAAGGCTGCAATCCCACCGCTATTGGACACCGTCAAGTATTCCTTGACGAACCGCTCGCGCTGGGCCTCAATGTCCGACTCCTTGAGCATGCCTTGGAATTTAAGAATACCCCGGAGCGCGGCGCTCGTCTTTACCGCCTGCGCCAGCCCTTCATTTGTGGTGTGAATTGCAGACAGCGTGGCGTTGATGGGCTGGTTGGGTGACCCAAGCAAATCGTTGTTATAGTAGTGCCGGCGCAAGTGAATGACGTCGCTGTAGGGCAGCACGACCGTACCGCTCTCCGCGAAATAGAACTTCACGTACAACTCTCCGGCGCTGTCCTCTAACAGCTCCGCCGATACGCAGTTGACCGGGTACACAGCCACAAGCCGCCCACCCTCCCAGACAGGGTAGGCCCAGGCGTTGTTGTCCATCATAAGCGTCGTGACCAGCTTGTACAGCAGGTCGTAGGCCGACATCTTTGGGTTGGGCCGGAGGGACAACACCCGCTCGATGTCGCTGTTCTTGACGTGGATGACCTCGCCATTGACACGGCGGATGTGTTTGGCCTTCAGCTTAGCTGCGTTGCGGGCAATGGCGTCCACCGCAGCACGGACAACGTCAGCCTCATATGGCCGCTCGCCCCAAGGCGTGAAAATGGGCGTATAGCCAGCCATGACTTTCACCTGAGTGAGCCCGGTGCGGCGGCCAAGGAAGCGTCCAAATAGCCGCTGCAACCAATTGCGCTGTTCCACCGGGTCACCTCCTTAAATGAGTGCGCGATAGTCCTCGAGTTTTTGCTGGAGCACCGTATAGGCGATAATCAGGGCCACCGCAGGGTCAATGCGCTGGCGCTTGTTCTGGCCCTTCACAGGCCGGATGTTCTCGTTTTTGTCCACCTCGACGGCCAGGTTCGTAAGTGCCCACAACAGCAGTGGGTTACGATTGTAGTTGATCCGCTTGGCTGCCAAGTCAGCCCGGAGCACCTTCATAGGCGCTGACAGCGTCTTGGCCCCCATGATTACCGGCAGCAAGTTCACCTTGTTCTGGTAGCCCAGTCGGGTCTCCATGTCCTCGACCCAGGCGGGCGAATTCCAACTGTCGTAGCCGATCCAATAGGTCGAAATGCCGTATTCGTCGCGAAGTCGCGCGAACCAGTCCGTGACGTACCGGTAATCAATCCGGTTGCCGGGGCACGGCGTAATCAGGCCCCGCTCGACCCAGCGGTCGTAAGGAACCTTGTCCTCCTTAGCCCGCTGCTCGATGGTGTCGCCGGGCATAAAGCCCTGAACGAGCGCGTAGAGCTGACCGTCAGGACGCATGACCAAGATGGCCGCGGCCGTCAGGTCGGTAGTGGCCGACAGGTCCACGCCACCGATGGCGTAGGTGTCCCGCAACATCTTCATGTCGAACGTGGCCTCGTTATTGGCCTCCTCATACGTCAGCCACGTGCCGGAGGATGTCTCACGGATGTTGAAATCCTTCGTGAGCACCGTCGGCAAGAAATTGGGGTCGTTCTTCGCCCGCTCGACGTTGGCTGCCAGGTCGTCATAATTCTTGATTGTTCCCAGCCCCGGGTTAGCTTTCTCCCACATCCGAAAGTCGGTCCACTCGGAGCGGTCGTCGAGCTCGTACAGGAAGGCCAGGAACCGCTCATCCTCGACCACACCGTCCAGCACCCGGCAAGCGTAGTCGTAGATGTCGTCGTAGATGCACTCCCGCACAAACCCAGCCGTCGTGATCATCGTCAGCAACGGCTGCTGCCGCGCAACCATCGATTGCTTCATGACATCGTACAGGTTGCGGTCCTTGATCGCGTGCAGCTCATCGATAATCACGCAGTGGCTGTTCAAGCCGTCCAGGCTGTTAGACTCACTGGCCAGCGGCTCAACCTTGCCGAAGACCACAGGGAAATAGAGGTCAGTCTTCCGCTTGCGGATATGCTTCCGCAGCGCGGGCG